GTTAATGGATTAGTACCATCTGCGTAAGTAAGTAATAATTTTTGACCACTATATATTTTACCTCTAGTATCATTTAATAATGTTAATTGAGTAGTTGCACTACCTCCATCTATAGCAACATTTGTTGTACCTAAACTATTTTCATTAACTTGACTTAATACTACTTTAGTATTAAATTTTGAAGTAGAATTTACTATATCTGAAGATGAAGGTGATAATCCTTTACCTCCGTTAATGGTTTCATTATCGGGTGTTTGTACGTTTAAGTTTGAATTTATTTTAAACCATTCACCACTCATTGTTTCACTATGACCTTTAAATGTACCTCCTAAAAATTGATAATACTTAAAAACACCATCGTCATTTATTGAGTATTTTAAATTTTTTATAGGAGATATATCAGCACTAAATACATCTGCTTGTAATATTTCTAAAGGTTCTGTTTGTAATTGTAAAAACTGACTTGTTAGTAGTTGTAAAATATTTAAATAAGAACCTGTATCATTTGCTCTAAAACCTTGAGTTGCAGCAAACATATTTGGTGAAGCGTCACTACCTGTATTATATTGTACAGAATATATTGAGTCTTGAAAATTAGCTTGACCCGTAGTTGTTTGACCTACTTGTATTTCACCTAAATCTAAATTTTCAAAAGCATCATTACTAGATTGGTTTGTAGTAAAAGTTAATCCAACTTGATTAGTATTTAAAGCTACTGTATTATATCCTGCCACCGTTATACTACCAGTATTTTGACCATAAGAACCTGATTCAGTTGTTCTAGTAACAGTAGATGGTGTTTGGTGAGAGTAATTTATAAGTGGAGTATCTACTGCCCAAGAAGCATTTGGCGGGTCATAATAATAAGGAGTGTATTCATTTGTAGCAGTAAGAGTAATAACTACTTCTCCTGAAACTAATGGTACAGGAAATTGTCCTGCAAATTTTATAGAAGTTTCTGCTGTATATGTGTTTCCATCTCTTTCTATACTACAAGGAGTATCATCAGCACCTGATAATGATAAATTATCACCTACATCATCTTGATTTCTCAAGGTATTCATTGATACATAAGAAGAGTTTGCGTTATTTAAAATACTTCCTGAACCACCAACACTTTTACCTCTATATAAAGTTATTGTGTGTACTGTAGTATCTGTACCCCATTCTAAAAAACCTGCACCCTCTTTTAAATATCTTGTGTCTGCTCCAGTTCCTATTTTTATTTGTAACTGAGCTGTTGTTCTGTGTCCTGCGTTTACTAAATCATAATCTGAACTAGGAAAATTTAATTCACTTCTATTAAAAACTTCTTTGTGAGTTGCAGCGAAATTTATAGTCATAGAACCTTCTTCGTCAGCATCACCTTGTAATAAACCTGCTGAAAATCCACTTGTTAAATCTGCGTCATCAGGAACTAAAAATGTAGACTCACCATTTACAAAATCGCAACTTACACTTTTCAAAACTGGGTCGTAAGTTATTGTAGACCCTGCTAAAATATAATTAGTAGATTGGTCTATTTCAAGGTTTACACTTTCATCTGCTATATCACCACCCGAAGCTACTTCATTATCTGTACCTAAATAATTGTATATTCTTATATTACCATTTGTAGCTATTTTATTATTTGGTTGAATAAAATAATAGTGTCCATCACTTAAAAAAGAGATAGTATTAAATGTTTGTAAAGAACCCTTTAATACATCGTATTTCTTGTATTTAAGTGGTTTTTTATCTACATCTTTTCTATATGCTGCTCTTGTAATATAATAAGAATAGAACGGATCGTTAGCTTCATAAGTATCACCATTTCTAAACCAATCTATACCTGTTTTAAACCATTTATGATTTTGAGGTATTGGCGATTCATTTGCAGATGAATTATCAAATAAAGACATTGTGCTACCAAAATCGTTTATATGATTATTTATTCTATAAGCTTTATTCCAATCAGAAGGTGTTAAAGTATCATCTTCTCTTTCTTTGAATACACCTATAGAATCGGTAGCAATTATTTTAACTGGATAAGGAAATGGCTCATTAGATAATGTATCAAAAGATGGTTGTACCCATCCGAACCACCAAAGGTTAGCGTTACTTACAGAGTTTTTATATATTCTAACAAAATACTCCTTGTCACCCTTTTCAAATACATCATAGATAAAAGATTCATCAGTATTATTTTCTGCGTAAAAATATACAATACACTCTGAAGTTAAAAATTGTCTATTTCTAGTACCACCCTCACCAGTCCATTTAACTTCAAACCCCTCACCTTGAAGGTTCATATCGGTACTACTACCTGAGTAATTTTTTTTCCAAATTTCAACGTACCAGGTTGTACCTGCCTCACCTTTTATTTGAGAGTCTCTGTACTTTCCGTATGCCATTATCTTCTACTTTTTCTTCTATTAGCTCTATCGAATACAATCAATAAATCATCACCCGATATTCTTACATCAGGTGTAGTCGCACCACCTAAAGCGTGGTTAGGTATAATTGTTCCTTTTTGTGAAGGCACGAATAATTCTGGTCCTTGTTCCCCAACGAGACTGACTTTACCTAAAGGTGGTTGACCTCCGTTGGCAAAACTTCCACCCATCATACCAAGCATTGTTTGTTTAAAAGATGATAATCCTTGACCTGCAAAAGCACCACCTGCGGGAGCAACTCCTAAAGCACTAAATATTGCTGTCATTATAAGAGCTTGAATAACCATCTTAGCCATAGCTTTAAGTAAATCAGCAAATAAGTTACCTAAGTTTTGTAAACTTAACTCTCCTGATACTGCCATTTGAGCAAACGCATCAGAGAAAGCAAATCCTACATCTATAGCAAATCCAGTTAGTGTATCTTTTACATTTTGTACTTTAGCATCAAAATTATCAACCATTTGTTGCATAGAATCTGTGGTGTTAATCAAAGTTCCTTCAACTACATTTGATATAGCCGTTGGTGCTATAGCACCTAATGTCGGAACTGCTTTCGCACTATCTACAGCCTTTTCTTCCTTAAATTTTTCTTGTCTATCTAATTCTTTATTAATCGCTTCGAGAGCTGCTGCTTCTGCCTCTAAAGCTTGGTGAGTTTCCCAAGTTGAAAGCATAAAGCCTTTTTGACTCTGTATAGCTTTGTTTCTTGCAGCCTCTTGTTCCTTTAACCTTGCTTCATCACCTAATGTATCTGCAAATGATGCTATAGATGCAAATAACGCTGAACCTGCAACAACTTCAATACCTAGGGCAGATAGTGCTGCTCCTAAAGTAGTAACTACCCCTACTACTACTCCAAATCCTGTAGTTAATAATGGTATAAGTGCTACCATAGCACCTAGTGCTATTAAAACTGGTCCTGCTGCTAAAGCAATACCACCTATTGTTACAATTAACTTTTGAGTATCTCTGTCTAATGTTCCAAATACACCAAATAAATCTGTAACAGTTTCTATCATAGGCATCAACATTTCTGCTAATACTTCTCCTAACTCTAATCTAAATCCTTCAAATGCACTCTCTAACTTTTTAACCTTGGCAAAAGTAGTTTGACCCATAAGGTCAGCCATTTCTTTTAACTTAGTAGTATTAGTTTCATAAGCATTCGATAACTCATTTACCTTTTCTAAGTTATCTGTTAATACAAGTAATTGGTTGGCTGCCGTAGTACCAACTAATTCTTGCGCCCTGTTAAGATCCATTTCACCTTCAGCAGCTTCCTCTAGTACACTAGAAAACTTTGTACCAGTCTCATTTAACTTCATAAATATTTTACGAAGTCCTGTACCTGCTTTAGATGCCTTAATACCATTATCCATTAAGACACCCATCATAGCAGATAATTCTTCTATGTTGACTCCTACTGCGTGAGCTGATGCCCCTGCGTGACCAAAGGCTGTTGCAAATGTGTTTAATTGAATTGATGAATCTGAGGCTGCCGAGGCTAGTGTGTTTGATATACGAGCAGCATCTTCGGCTTCTAAGTTAAAAGCATTAATTGATGCTGATACAACTTCAGATGCTAAAGATAAATCTTCTCCTGTTGCTAAAGCTAAGTCTAATATAGACTCAGTCATACCTTGTATTGCATCAGGCTTAAATCCTTTACGACCTAATATTAATTGTAAGTCAGCTACTTGAGATGCTGTAAATTGAGTAGTAGAACCTAATCGTTTAGCTTCTTTTGTAAGCATTTTAAACTCTTCGGTAGTAGCCCCCGTTACTGCGTTAACTTTCATCATAGCGTTCTCAAAATTAGAGAACGTATCAAAGGCTTGTTTACCTAAAGCAGTTAAAGGTGCTGTAACACCAAAAGTCAGCATAGAACCGACACGAGCTGCTTGAGAAGCAAAACCTGTTATTGATTTATTTGCTTTACCAAGACTTGCCTCTAAGCCTTTGATATTAGCAGCTACAATTATCGATATAGTTTTAACTCCACCCATTTTATAACTTTATTTTTTTAGGTTCTTTTATTTTATACCTTTCAAGAACCTCAGATATATGCTCTTTACTAGCAATATCTTTTTTGATTTTTACTTTGTTATCCCAAGGGAAAGGCATTAATTCTTTTGGTTTAAGTCGGTGTTTTGAGTGAGGCACTATACAACTGTGTACTATCATTCTAGTTTGTTCCCATCTGTTTTGAGAAAGTTGTTCGTTGTACTTTCTAAAGCCTCTTATTTTATTGTCTAAGGAACGTGGGGTTAAATCATATAATTCTTCATAACTTAACCCCAACATTCCCAATCCAATTTCTTCTAACTTATCCCAATCTACTTCACCTGTATCTTCATCAATAATTTCCTCTCCCTCTTCTACTTTCCCTTTTTCTGAGGTTGGTCTAATTGGAACGCTTCAAAGATTTCATTTATCTTACCAAAATCTTCATTATCTAACCATTGTTCAATATCTCGAACTTTGTACTTAAATTCTTCTCCGTTCTTCTTAGCACCATATTTTAGACCATAGTAAGCGATAATACCAATGTGGTCTATCTCCGAACCTAACTTGTCCATTTCATTTAACTTTAAGCTACAATCGTTACAGATGTCTTTTAAAGCTAAATAACTAAATCTAATTGGTCGTTTATGACCACCTATTTCTACC